GATGCTACTTCTAATTCTAATATCTGGATTAATACGGGTGACGGTACTGGTACAATAGGTTCTGTAGAAGACTCTGGTGCTTTTATTACAGCTACGGGTGGAACAGTTACTACTGACGGGGATTATAAGGTACACACCTTTACCAGTTCTGGTACGTTACAAATCACAAATACCTCTGGCACACTTCTACAGGGAACGTATGTCCTAGTTGGCGGCGGCGCAGCGGGTGGGCTATCAACATCTTCTGACTATATGTCTGGAGGCGGTGGCGGCGCTGGTGGGTGTTTCTATGGTTCTTTTAGGCCAGTTGCAGACACTGGGTATAGTGTAATAATTGGCGCTGGTGGTAGTGTAGGTTCATACCCCAATCCTAATAATGGTAGTCGAAGTTTTGCCCTTAGCTTCCTAGCTCTTGGCGGTGGTCATGGCGCTTCAGCGGGTTCTACAGGTACTGACGCAGATAGCGGCGGTTCTGGAGGAGGAGGCGCAGCGGCAGGTGAGCAAGAAGGTGAGTCTAGAGCCTTAGCATACGGAACTACGGGACAGGGCAACCGTGGTGGTTCTGGCAACTGGACAGCCTATGCTGAAACAGCCGGAGGCGGCGGAGGCGGCGCTCTTGGCGTAGGACAGGACGGAACAGGAAGCACAGGCGGCGATGGCGGTGCGGGGCTAGTTAGCAGCATAAGTGGATCATCTGTAACCTATGCAAGAGGTGGCGGAGGCGGGGGATCTGTAACATCTGGCGCTCCATCAAATACAGCCGGAGCAGCGAATACAGGAAATGGTGGATCAGGTTCATATGGCAACCGCCAAACAAACTTTGCTGGTGGCTCTGGTGTGTTCATATTTCGTTACAAGTTCCAGTAGGAGAATATAAAATGTCGCATTATGCAAAAGTAAATAACGGTATTGTTGAGCAGGTAATTGTAGCCGAAGCTGAGTTCTTCGATACATTCGTGGACAGCAGCCCCGGTCAGTGGATACAGACCAGCTACAATACACACGGAGGAGTACACTCTGGTGGAGGTACACCTCTTCGTAAAAACTACGCTGGCATTGGTTTCACTTATGACGCCACACGAGATGCCTTTTACGCACCGCAACCGTACCCAAGTTGGACGTTGAATGACGATACTTGTCTCTGGGAATCCCCAACGGCAATGCCTGATGATGGCAATAGTTACAATTGGAACGAAGAAACTACTAGTTGGGACAAAATAGAATGAACAAACGTACAATATCATCTGCGCATGACCGCATTGATGGGCTTGAGAAAGAAGTAATTGCCATTAAGACTGAGGTAAAGATCCAGTTTAAAGATCTCTTCAGCCGTGTTAAGCGCATGGAAGGTATTATGATTGCAACCACGGGATCTATTATCTTGCTCTTACTCGCAGTCCTGACAAAGATGGGGTAGGGATTAGCTGTGGCTGTACTTGAAACCATAGCCGCAGCCAATGCTGCTTACTCTGTAATCAAGAGGTGCTTAGAAAACGGAAGTGAAGTTAAAGGTCTTGTCGGTCAGGTCGGTAAGTTTCTCACGGCTGAAGATGAATTGAAAGATGCGGTGCGCCGCAAGAAAAACAATCCCATTACATCTATAACTGGTGGCAGTGAGGGAGATTGGGAAGAGTTCCAAGCTCTCGAGGACATCAAAGAAAAGCGCCGTGAGCTAGAGTCGTGGTGCAGACTGTACGGCCCTCCTGGTACTTGGGACAGATGGCAGCAGTACCAAGCGGAAGCGCGGAAGGCTCGCCGTGCTGCACAAAAGCAAAAAGAAAAAGAACGTGAGGAGCTTGTTGAGCTTATCATGTATTCACTTGCAGGCTTACTGGCTGTTGTTGGAATGGTTGGTCTTATTGCTATGGTTGGTAGATACATGGAGAAGTGGTGATGTGGGTGCTTGTATGGATGCAGCTTGCTGGTGACGTTAGTCACTTTGAAGTCGGCCAGTACCCATCTGAGAAGATTTGCTTTGAAGAAAAGCTAAGGGCATCCATACTTGTGACCAAGAACAACGAATATCTTTATTGTTTTAAGGTGAAGCTATGAACGACAGGGAAATAATAAATCTTTTCGATAAGAATGTTGAGCTGATAATCGAAGGCTTGGCCTCTCGGTCTGGCAGGGATTTTGAAGAGATTCTTTTTTTGTTGCAGAAAGGCAGGGATAAGAAATGACCTTTGATAAGTATGACGTAAACAAAGACGGCAAGATTGACGAGGTTGAGTGGCAGAAGCTTGCCCTGGAAGATCGCTGGAGGGAGCTAAATGATGCCGACTCTAAGCGCGACACACAGCGCCGTTTAACTGTTGCCTGCGCTGCTGGTATGCTTCTGTACCCTTTCGCTATTGTAGCGGCCTCTGCGTTGGGCCTAGACACTGCTGCTAATCTAATTGCTGACATAGCCACGGTGTATGTGGTTGCTGCGTCTGGTGTTGTCGCTGCTTACTTTGGGTTCAATGCAATGGAGGCAAAGAAATGATAGGTCAGATCTTGGGATCGCTTGGTGGTCTGGCAACTAGCTACATCGATGGCAAGACTGCGGTAAAAAAAGCTGAAGCTGAAACAAAGATGAAGATTGCGACCGGGGAAATATCCTGGGAGCAAGCTGCAATAGAGGCTAGTCGTGACAGTTGGAAAGATGAGGCGTGGACATTATGCTTTATTTTCATAGTGTTAGGAAGCTTCATACCTGGGCTACAGCCTTACATGGAGCAAGGATTTAAGAACTTGGAAGCTGCACCAAGCTGGTTCAGTTGGGCCATGTATGCTTCAATAGCGGCGAGCTTCGGAATCCGCACAATGAAAGGATTGAAGAAATGAAAGAGAACTTTGGATACTGCTTGCGAATGCTACTGAAACACGAAGGTGGATTTGTAAATCATCCGAAAGATCCAGGCGGAATGACTAATCTCGGTGTGACCAAGGCTGTCTATGACAAGTGGATTGGCCGGGAAAGCACAGAGCAAGAGATGCGCGATCTAACACCTGATGATGTGGCTCCGATCTATAAGAAAAACTATTGGGACAAGGTGCGCGGTGATGATCTGCCCAGTGGCGTTGATTGGTGCGCGTTCGATTGGGCTGTAAACTCTGGAAGCGGTCGGCCAGCCAAGGCCATTCAACGAGCCGTTGGAGCCAAACAGGATGGCGCTATTGGCCCCATGACGCTAAACGCTGTTGCTGAATTAGATCCAGACCGGATTATTGAGTCTGTATATCATACTCGGCAGAAGTTTTATGAGCGACTTAAAACCTTTGAAACTTTCGGTAAGGGATGGACGCGAAGAAACAAAGAAACTCTTGAAACAGCTCTTGAGATGGCGACAAAACCTGTGTAAAAATATCGTGCGGGTGGTTCAACATATTGTTTGTTGGTCAACGTGCGCCGAATGCGCCAATCATTCCCACGACCACCCGCACGACACTACATCCATTTAATTTCATTAACTGGAACGTAAGGATATATATTTCTTTTTCCAGAAGACGATTTGTTGTACTTTGGCTTAAATCTTTGAATTAATTCTGATTCTTTGGCCCTAGATGGTTTCGGATTTGATTCGCCTTCTGATTTGATCGTTTCAAAAACTATTGAATTTACCTCACCCCACCAATCCTTGCTTGTACGGTGCTGCGTTAATCTTTGGTCAAGGTCATAGGTGCAACCAATATAAAGATAATTATCACTTTCGCCTAAGCAGGCGTAAACATAATCGTAGGTCCAGCCCTTTCTCTTAGCTTGCATTGACCTAAGAAAATGTTTTCTCTCACTCCACACAAACCGGTTGTTTTCATCAAGGATATCACGAACATCATATTCGTACCTTATGTTTTCAAACATTTGACTTCTACAATAGCTCATTAGAATATAATTCCCACGATGGTCATAATGCCAACTCCACTGGCAAACCCTACAAACGCGCCGACCGCGCCTGCAATCTCAATCTTCTTTTGCACTTCTTCCTCGCTCATAACGATCCCCCAACTTTAGTTTGTTTTTTTTCTTTGCGCTGATGGTCCTGCCATTTGGCTGCGTAGACCAACTCATGCTTAACGCTGCGATCCAAGTCGCTGTGAAGTATATCCCGGAGCCGCTTCTTCAACTTTCTTTTGTAATGGCCCTTTGAAGTATCTCGTTTAATGCGAATAGGGCTTCGAGTTGCTGCTGTAGGTTGTGCCGGTTTTGTTTCTTTGCGGTCTCGATCATGATTGATAGTTGACGTTGGCTTCGGTCCAATGCCTTTTTGCCTTCTGGGCTCATCGCTTTTCTGCCTTCCATCGATAAATTTTATTCCGTATTTTTCTGCGATCTCGACAACAGTCGCGTAGGGTATCGACATAAGACCAGATGCTTCTTTCTTTGTCAGCTTCATCTCTGC